TATGATAAAAAAAGTAAAACAGCTTACAATAAACAGCTTCGGAACATTCAAAAATCTATAATAAAAAAAGCTAGAAACTGCCTTGGTAATGGAGATATAGACTTATGAAAGAAATAGATTTAAATGATGAGCAAAAACTTCTTATCATCACGACTTGGAACGAAAACAAAGACAATCCCCCTAGTCTCCAAGATCTAACTCAAAAAGTATTTCCAGAAATTCCAAATATTGATGGCAGAAGCGTGTACGGAAAGGCTGTAAAAAAATTCTTAGCTTCGAGAGATTTAAAAGTAAAAACAAAAAGTGAATATACCCCAAAAGACAGAATAGAATTCTCTCAAGAACAAAAAGATTTTATTGTTAATAGCGCTTCTAAAATGAGCTTTGTAGAAATCGCAAAGCATCTTTTTAATAATTATTCTCTCACTAATCTTTCTATTGAAGCTAGAAGCGTAGAGGATTATTTAAATACTCTGCCTGTTCAAATCAGAAACATCGAAAAAGAAGAAGATGAAAATACTCAAACAACAGAAGGATATAAACCACCCAAGAATATAGAAAGAGCTTTAGTTAGAGTAAATAAATATGTCCTAGACGGAATTAACAAAGACAAAATAACAACAAAACAAAAAAAAGAAATGACTTCTCTCATTTCTTATTTGCATACTTATAGATTCTTGCATCAAATAGATACTTATACTGATTTGATAGATAGAGAATTATTCGAGAGTAGTTTTATTAGATATACCTATGATAAATCAGATCTAACTCAAGAAGAAGTTGATCAATATATTGTTTTAGCCACAGAAGTTGTTATCTCTTCAAATATCCAAGAAACAATTCAAACTCTCCAGCAGCAAATAGATATAGAAATTGATTCTGGGCAAAAGATTCCAATGACTCTTGTTGAAGCAGTTACTTCCGCAAGAACAGAGTATAATCAATGCGTAACAAGACAACAAAAGCTACTTAATGATTTAAAAGTAAAGCGCAGTGAAAGGCTTTCTAATCAAGTAAAAGAAAATGCTTCTATATTAAACTTAGTTCAAATGTGGAAAGACGAAGAGACTAGAAAAGAAATGATTAAAATGGCAGACATGAGAAGAGAAGTTCTTAAATCTGAAATTGGAAGACTTTCTTCCATGGATGATGTTAAAGCTAGAATATTTGGTTTAACAGAGGAGGAAGTTTTAGATGGTTAAGTGTAAAATTTGCAATGTAGATTTCGAAACGGAAAAATATTTTCATACTCATCTTAAGAGTCACAAACTCAGAATGGTGGAGTATTATCAAAAATATGAGCCTCGTTATGATTTATTGACTGGAGAAATAATTAATTTTAAAAACAAAGATTATTATTTCTCAAATGATTTCAATAATAAAAATTCCATGAAAAAATGGCTGGGTCAGCAAGCAGAAGAAGCTCAAAAGCAATATTTAAAAAAATTTCTTACTCAGAGAAAAGAAAAGCACAATTTGATTTATGCGCCTACTGAAGTTGAGCTTCGCTCTATTACTAGCCCTCCCGTTCCTTATTATCATAAGCTTTTTTCTGATTATTATAAACTTTGCTGTGATATTGGCCTTAAAAATAAATACCAATACCCAGAAAAAAAATTAACATTTGAAATAAAAGAAGGATTTAAAATATTTATAGATAGCAGAGAGCAAATGCCTCTGGTAATTGATTACCCTACAGAAACTAAAGGTTTGAAATTTGGAGATTATGCTATAAACGATCCAGAGAATAAATGTTATATAGAAAGAAAATCTATATCTGATTTTATTGGGACAATGAGCGGCGGATACGAAAGATTCTGTAGAGAAATAGAAAGATCAATAGCAGCAGAAGCTAATCTAATTGTATTAATAGAGAGACCATTGCAAGAATGCTTAAGTTTTCAATATCTTAGTTATGTATCCAAAAAAATAAAAGTGACTCCTGAATTTATTTTTTTTAACGTCAGAGAGCTAATACAAAAATATACTAATGTTCAATTTCTATTTGTTGATGGTAGGCAAGAGTGCGTTGAAGTAATGAAAAAAATATTCTTTAGCAATGGAGAATTTAGAAAGTATGATTTACAATTAATGTATGATTTAAAATTACTCTAATATGTGGCACGAAGGAATTAAATACAAAAAACAGACTGAAAATTACAACGAAATATTTAAGTCTTTAAGTGAAGAACTTGATGATAAAGAAGCTAAAATTTCTTTGGCTAAGTTTTTAAGGCAGAATCTTTATTTAACTACTTATTTATTGACTGCAATTAAACTTGCGCCTTATCAAGAAATAACTCTTAAAGGGATGTTTAACAGAAACTTCTCTATGTGCGTATGGGGTCGTGGTTGCGCGAAATCTTTTATAGCTAGTGTATATTGTGTTCTTCAATGCATATTTGAGCCAAATACCAAAATACTTATTGCTGGTCCTACATTTCGTACAGCTAGAGCTATTTTTAGTAATATTGAAAAAATAGTAGATAGTAAAGGCGCAGAGCTATTGATGCAAGCTTTCGGAACAAAAAGCAAACGCAATGATTTGTATGAGTGGGAAATAAATGGTGGTTCAATAAGAGCCATTCCTTTAAGCGGAGAAAAAATCCGTGGTTTCCGCGCAAATATTCTTGTGCTCGACGAGTTTCTTCTTTTGCCAGAAGAGATAATTAAAAATGTTTTAATGCCATTCCTAGTAGCTCCTCAAGACATGAAAAGGCGTATAGATATTCGAGAAATGGAAGACTTATTAATTAAAGAAGGCAAAATGAAAGAAGAAGAAAGAATGGTTTTTACCAACAACTCGAAAATGATCGCTCTTTCTTCAGCAAGCTATACATTTGAAAATTTATATAAAACTTATCAAGAGTGGGTAAATCAAATAACTTCAGCAGACAAAGGAGAGTCTTCTTATTTTGTTTCTCAACTTGGATTTGAAGCTTTACCGCCAGAGATGATTGATAAAACAATTATTGAAGAAGCACAAAGCGGAGGAACTTCTCATTCTGCATTTTTAAGAGAGTATTGCGCTCAATTCACAGACGGATCTGATAGTTATTTTAGTGCTAAGAAAATGGAAGAATGCACTCTCAAAGATGAATACCCTCACACTTTAATAAGAGGAACTCCCGGTAAAAAATACATAGTTGGAGTAGATCCAAACATGAGCGATTCCCCAAATGCAGATTATTTTGCTATCGCTGTTATGGAATTAGATGAAGAAACAGGAGTAGGAATATTAGTTCATACTTATGCTGGATTAGGTAATTTAAATAATCACGTTAAATATTTTAGTTATATCATGACTAATTTCGATGTAGTAATGCTAATATTAGATAATGCAGGCTCTGATATTTTTATTGATACATGCAATCAATCTGACGTATTTAAAGATAATAAAATAAATATTAAAACAATAGACTTCACTTCAGAAGCAGAAGGTAGTGAATACGAAGCGGAGTTAAGAAGCGCAAAACTTCAATATAATTTAAGTGAAAGAAGAATAGCGTTTAGCCAAGTTTTTTCTTCTAACTTTATCAGAAAAGGAAACGAATATCTCCAAGCTTGCATTGATTATAAAAAAGTTTTATTTGCTTCTAGAACTTGCGCCAATGAAAAGTTTTTCTCAGAGATAATAGAAACTAAACTACCAAGAGAATTAATTTTTATTGGAGATAAACAAGAGTGGACAAATTTAGATTTTATAGAAAACCAAGATGACTTTATTTATCAGACAAAAAAACAATGTGCTTTAGTTGAATACACAACAACTTCAAGAGGCATGCAAAATTTTGATTTACCTCAGCATTTAAGAAGAGGCTCTTCAACAACAAGAGCTAGAAAAGATAATTATTCAGCGTTTATGTTAGCTAATTGGGGAGTTAAATGCTATAACGATATAATGAGACAAACTACAGAAACTAATACATTTACTTTTACTCCAGTAATGTTTTAGTGTAATTTTAATATATCATGCCTAATTTAATTAGAAAGAAGCAAGTTGATGCTGTAGAATTTTCTGGCTTTTTTGTAGAAGTTGGTGATGAAAATTATTACCCAGTAGCGACAAATCCTTCTAGTTACGTTAATCAATCTACTTTAGATTCTTCGACTGGAGTAATAAACACAACAATAACCAATTTATCGAATTCTCTAAACGCGACTATTCTTTCAACTGGGCAAAACGCAAAT